TGACCTCTTCTGGACTCTATACCTACACGCTCTCCAACGCCGAGGCGGTCCTGGCTGCTTTCGAGCGAGCAGGCGTCCGTGCGCCTGAAATCCGCCAGGAGCACATGCTGACGGCGCGGCGTGAACTGAACGATCTATTCGTGGAGCTTTCCAACAGGCAGGTGAATCTATTCAAAGTCGAATCGCTGTCAGTCTCTCTCGTGCAAGGAACCGCGACCTACAGCATTCCATCTCGCGTCGTCATGATCCTCGACGCCTACCGGAGCTTGAACAACGGGACGTCGACGCAGATCGACACCTATCTGACGCCCGTGTCGCGCACGATCTACGCCTCCATTGCGCAGAAGTTCACGCAGGGGCCGCCCACGCAATTCTGGCTCGATCGCTTGATCAATCCGACGATCACGATGTGGCCGGTTCCTGATTCAGGCGGACCCTACACGTTCAACTACTACGCCGTCTCGCAGATGCAGGATGCGAACCTGCCGGGCGGCGAGACGCCAGATGTTCCGTATCGCTGGCTTGGCGTGCTGCTGACGGGTTTGGCGCTGCGGCTCGCGCGGGTCTATGCGCCCGACAAGGAAGCGGCGCGCAAGGCGGATTACATGGAAGCCTGGGGCTTTGCGGCGGCGCAGGACACTGAGAATGTACCGACCACCTTCACGCCTCAACTGAGCGGATACTATCGGCAATGAGACCTCATCCGCGAGGCGCAGAAACCGATCCGAGTGGTCCGCGAGGCTGGGGCACATGCGAACGTTGCGGCTTCGTCCTGAACCTCTTCAAGCTACGCTGGCAAGTGGAATGGCGCGGGATTTCGCTCTTCAACACGCGCCACTTGGTTTGCGAGACTTGCTACGACACGCCCCAACGCCAACTCGGCACCATCTTCATTCCGCCCGATCCGCCTCCGCTGCTCAACGCCCGTGTCGAGCCGTACGGCATGGATGAAGCCCCAGTTTCCACCCGCTACACCATGAACGGTTCCATCCGCATCACCATCCCGCAAGGCGTGCTGTTCTCCATGCGCATCGTCTCGGGAGACTTCGAGAGCAATTCTCCGTCGTGACCTCGATCCCCGCAACCGTCACCATCATCGACCTGCCGGCCGGCACGACGCCGACGGGTGTGGAATTGATCGAGGGCGTGCAGACGTCGGGCGGCGTCGCCAACTCGGTCAAGTTCACGCTTACCCAGGTCGTGGGTTCGCTGGGCGGCCTTCCAACAGGAGGCGGAACCGGACAGCTTTTGGGAAGCCTCGGGACGGGCTTCTCGGCGTCATGGATCACGCTGTCCTCGGTCGTTACCGCCAGTACCGGAATCTCCGTTGTGGGTTCTACAACGCTTGTCCTGGCGCTGGCGACGGCGGGCGGACCGTCCGTGCTGGGAGTGGCGGGAGTAGCGACCGCGAATCCGTTGCCGATCGTTGGCGCCGCGGCGCAAGTGCTGCGCGTCAACGACGGCGGAACGGGAGTAGCGTTCGGGGCGGTCAATCTCGGATCTGCGGCGGCTGTGACGGGCGTGTTGCCGGGGGCGAATTACAGTGCGGTGAATCTGGCCGCGGCCGGCGCAGGCGGCGTTCAGGGTGCACTCCCGCTGACCAGTATTACGACGATTCCAGCCCTATCTGTGCTAGGAAATGCCTCAAGCGCCATCACTAACGCTACGGCGCTTGTCGGGACGGCCAATCAGCTATTGGCGGTGAATGCGGCGGCGACAACGATTCTGTTCCGCTCGGTCTCGTCCTACATCGACAGCGCCGTCGGATCATCTCAGGGAGCGATTCTCTACCGTAATGCCGCATCGTGGGTGATTCTTCCTGCCGGCTCGACGGGACAGCTTCTTCAGACGCTCGGTGCGGCGGCGAACCCGCAATGGGCCGGCGGCATGGTGCTGCTCAATACGCTATCGCCCAACAACGTAGCGACCACGGGAGACACGACGAGTTTGACCTCGACGTATCGCCATTACATGGTGATGTTTGACAATATTGTTCCGTCGGTCGCGACGGGCGCTACGCTTCTGATGCAAGTGGCGACCAGCGGTACGACGTTCATTGCGACATCCTACGTGGGCGGCATCAACGTCCCAGGTGTTGCGGTGATGACGACAGCGACCACCATGCTTCTCAGCGGAGTGACTCTGACCTCGAACGTCGGCAACGGAACGACATTCGGGGTGAACGGGTTCATCAAGATATTCAATCCTGCCGCCACGACGTTCAACAAATCCATCGTCGGCTTGACCGATTGGATGAACGGCACCACGCCCGGAACAGGAACCAGCTTTTTGCAGGGCGCGGTTTTTGGGTCGTTCATCGGAACGACGTCGCCTGTCACGGGCCTTCAGTTCTCGTTTGGCGCGGGCAACATCCAGACCGGCACCATTCGCATCTATGGGATAGCCTAGATGCTGACCTATTCCTCTTACCTCGCCTCCATCGCTAACCTGATGCCGGTCCCGACCACGGACCCAGACTTTCAGACGATGGTGCCAAACATGATCGACGATGCGGAGCAGAGGCTCTACCGCACGCTCGATCTGCTCGACACGTCGGTGCGGGATTCGTCTGCGGCCCTTACCTCGGGGAGCCGCAATTTCAATCTGCCCTCGACGCTCGGCACCTTCATCGTCACGGATGAGGTGCATGCCATCACGCCGGCAGGTACGTCAAATCCGGACGCAGGGACGCGTCACCAGCTCGTGCCATCCTCGGAAGAAATGCTCAATGCGATGTGGCCCTCGGTCACAGGATCGAGCGTGCCGCAGTATTTCGCGATGGTGAATCAGAACCTCATCATCGTCGGGCCGTGGCCGGATCAGGCCTATCAGATGGAGGTCGTGGGGACGATCAGGCCGGCGCCGCTGTCGGTATCGAATACGACGACGCTGCTGTCAGTATTCTTCCCCGATCTGATGGTGGCGGCCTCGATGGTATTTGCCGCGGCCTACATGAAGAATTTCGGCGCAGCGGTGGATGATCCGAAAGCCGGTGTTACCTGGGAGGGTCATTTCCAGGAGCTTCTGAAATCAGCCGCCGTCGAAGAGCAGCGCAAGAAGTTCTCGACGGAAGGATGGTCCGACAAGGGGCTGTCGATGGCGGGGACGCCGAGGGTTTGAGATGGCCGATCCGAACTGGTCCTATGTTGGGGATGATCTGTATCTTGATGGGACTCCTGCGATCGAATGGGAATTCTATGGGGAACCTGAAGGTGATTTCTGGCGCATGTTCGCCGCGGAAAGGTGGACGGAAGAAGGTGGAATAGAGATGCTGTTTTTCGAGCAGCCCTATCCCTTGCTTGAAGGATTTGAAATGACAACGCCTATCCCAGGGATTGATGCTGCCGTTATCGAGATGTTTGGGAATTTTCCCGGGTTTATCTATCCAGATGGTGTTGGATCATCCCGTAAAGCCGTTCGACCGCGACCTGGAACTCGGCCGAAAAAAGGTCGGAAAGCACCGGGTCGTCAATCTCAAAAATCGGTTGTTGCGTCCCGCCGACGGCCTTCTGTTTGATCGTGTCGAATAGTTTGCGTGGCTTCGTCTTGTAATAGCCAGCGAGATGCTGACAGACGATCGATTCGAGCGCGAAAAGGCGCATCTCGATCTTGATCTGATCTTCGGTCATGAAGTCTCCCTCGCGTATCCGGCCGGCAAAGCCATGGAACGCGGTTCATGGGTCACATTTCTGCGACACCGGAACGCGAGGAAGCTCGTGAAAGGTGCCGCGTTCTGAGATGCCCGCTTGCCGCCGGGCAATGCAGTCATAGTAGCACTTACGGACAAGTCAATGCCGAATGAACCAATCAAAGGCCTCAACACTCCGAACACAGGCGATTTGCCAGGAGCTTGGGGCACGGCTGCCGTGAACCCGAACTTCTCCGCCATCGGCGGCATGCTCGGCGGCGTCGTGACGATTTCGGTATCGGCGGCGACGACGGTCGCGCTCACAGCGGGAACCGGATCGATCACGCCCGGCGCTGGGCCGTTTCAGCAATACAACAACATGCTGCGGTTTACCGGCTCACCGGTTGGCACGGCCATCTATCAGTTCTCGGTGCCTGGGACTTACGTCATCGACAACCAATGCGTAGGCACGACATTTCCGTTGATCATTGCCCCGGCATCAGGAACGGGCACGCAGGTCGGCATTCCGCCGGGGCGCAAGACGCGCATTGCCTTCGATGGGACCAGCGTCGACTTCGAGAACGCGGAGTTTCCCGGACAAGCGCTCGACCTTCATGGCGTGACGGCGCTGCCGGTGTGGATGCGGGCGTGCACGGTGACGCCGTACTTGATCAAGGATGGAAGCACGTATTCGTCATCGGTCTATCCGCAGCTTGCGGCGCAGCTCGGATCGACGTTCGGAGGGAATGGAGTCACGACGTTCGGCGTGCCTGATGAGCGCAATAGGATGCGGCTTCCAGTCGATACCAATGGGCCGGGATCGTTCTCCAATCGCGTGACCTCGGTGAGCGGCATCAACGGCTCGACGATGGGGGCGGCGGGGGGCGACCAATTATTGCAGTCGCATAATCATATAGCGACATCGACGGTCACGGATCCTGGCCATAGTCATGGAGCGCCCGTTGGCAATAGTAATGGTTTCGGCCTTTTTGCCTCCTTCGTTGGTAACATAGGAACTGTCCAGACGAATTCGACAACGACTGGTGTTACGGTCGCCACCAACATTGGCACGACCGGCTCTGGCAACAGTCAGAACATGCCGCCGACGATCGTCAGCTTCCTGCCGCTGATCAAGACGTAATCACGGGAAAGGTTCGTACCTATCGAATCTCTTCCGTGAAATGAAGCGCCTCCACCAAGGCTTGTCTGTCTGTCTCGGATAGTAGCCGCGCATTGGATATTCGCCACGACAGCAGCACCAAAAGTCAGCCCACAGAGACATCATGAACTCTTCCCCCAAAGTCGTGCTTGCGCACGGTTGCTTCGACCTTTTGCACCTTGGCCATATACGCCATCTGGTTGAATCTCGCAAGTTGGGCGATCGGCTGATTGTCAGCGTCACCTCCGACCGCCATGTGAGCAAAGGTCCGGGAAGGCCACGCTTCACGGAAGCCGAACGGGCTGAAGCGCTTTCCGCTCTCTCCTGCGTCGATGAAGTCAAGATCAACGATTCTCCCGACGCCGTTCTGATGATCGAATACGTCAAGCCTGCCTTCTACGTGAAGGGCATCGACTATTCCGAAGCGAAGGACGACGCAGCACTGGCGCGGGAAAGTGCGGCCGTGACGGCCTGCGGCGGGGAAGTCGTCTTCACGTCCTCGCAGAAATGGTCCTCGACGGACTTGCTGGCGGACATGAAGCCGGAAGGCGGCGCCGGCTATCTCGACATCTTGCGCCAAGTCGATTGGGAGCTGTTTGGGGAGGCCTTCCGGATGGTGCAGGCCATCCGCGGCACGGGCGATCGCCTGTTCTTCATCGGCAACGGCGGCTCCGCGGCGATCGCCTCCCACATGGCGGCCGATTGGCAGAAGGCCGGGCGGATCCCGGCGATGGCCTTCAACGACGCGCCGGCTGTCACGGCGCTCGCCAACGATGTCGGTTATGACGATGTCTTTGCCGAGCCGCTGCGGATGCACGCCCGCCCGGGAGACATCCTGGTCGCGATCTCCAGTTCAGGCCGCTCGCCGAATATCTGCGAGGCGGTCGAAGTCGCGGTGGACCGCGGCATGAAGGTCATCACGCTGTCGGGCTTTACGCCGGACAACCCGCTGCGCGCGATGGGCGACGTGAACTTCTACGTGCCCTCCGGCCGCTACGGCGTCGTCGAGACCGCCCATCTCGCCATCCTGCACTCGCTCTTGGACGCCTCGGTCGATGCCTTACGGTGAAGTGACGCTTATCCCTGGAGTGAATGTCGAAAAGACTCCGACACTCCTCCAGGCGGGCGTCTCTCAGTCTCAGTATATCCGTTACAAGGACAGCCTGATCCAGAAGCTTGGCGGCTGGATCAAGCTCTACGCCAACGCCGTCTCAGGTACGCCGCGTGATCTCCATGCATGGCAGGATCTGAACGGCACCAAGCATCTCGCTGTCGGCACCACGACGCAGCTCGACATCATCACGGGATCTAACCTTTCCGACATCACGCCGCAGACGATGACGACCAATCCGGCGGTTAACTTCTCGACGACATCAGGATCTCCAACCGTCACCATCGTCGATACCGCGATCAGCAACGTCACGATCCTGGATGCAGTCCTGTTTAATACGCCGGTCAGCGTCGGCGGCATCGTTCTCGCCGGCATCTATCAGATCACGCAGATCGTCGGGGCTACCACCTACAACATCACGGCCCTGTCGAATGCGACATCGACCGTTACGAACGGTGGCGCCGTGCCGGTCTTCACGACGGCCAGCGGTTCGGCCTCCGTCTCGGTGGCGCTCACTGCGCACGGACTTTCCGTTGGAAATACCGCCGTATTTCGCGCCTCTACGACCGGAAATGGCGTAACGATCCAAGGATCCTACACGGCTGCGACGGTCGCGGACGCCAACAACTTCACGATCACGGCGAACACGCAGGCGACTGCCGCGGGTTCGTTCTCAATGAATGGCGGCAATGCGCAGTTCGTCTACTACATCAATCTTGGCCCTCCGGCGGCGGGCGCGGGCTATGGGACCGGCGGCTATGGCGAAGGCGGCTACGGGACCGGGACGGTCGGCGGCGCGCAGACCGGCGCGGAAATCACGTCCTCCGACTGGACCAGCGACAACTGGGGCCAGCTCCTGCTGGCGTGTCCGGATGGCGGCGGCGTCTATTCGTTCGATCCGACCGGTGGGTTCACCAATGCCGGGCTGATAGCGACGGCGCCGCCCTTCAATGGCGGCATCTTCGTCAACATGGGCCTGCAGATGCTGATTTGCTGGGCCTCCACGCAGAGGCAGGGCCTGGGACTCATACAGGATCCGCTGCTGGTGCGCTGGTCGACCGACGGCGACTTTACGCAGTTCACGCCGTTGGCAACCAACCAGGCCGGATCGTTCCGGCTGTCGAACGGCTCGACGATCCGCGGCGGCATGGCCGCGACCAATCAGAACCTGATCTGGACCGATCTCGATTTGTGGGCCATGGGCTACATCGGCTTTCCGCTAGTGTTCTCGTTCAACAAGATTGGCGCGGGCGCGGGAATGATTTCTTCTCACGCCGCGCAGACGCTGCGGGGGAACGTCTATTGGATGGGGCCTTCGAACTTCTTCGCCTACGACTCGGGTGGTGTGCATGTCGTGCCATGTGCCGTGTGGGACTTCGTGTTCCAGAACCTCAGTACCGGCAGCGACGGCAACGGACGGCCTTTTACAGCAAACATCCGCGCCATGCCGAATACGCCGTTCAACGAAGTCGGGTGGGAGTTTCCATCGGCGGCCTCGGCGAACGGGGAGAATGATTCCTACGTCAAGTTCAACGTAACCGAACCGGGCGCGCCGTGGGATTACGGGATGCTGCCGCGGTCGGCGTGGACCGATCAGACCGTGCTGGGACCGCCGGTCGCGGCGACGCCGACAGGCCTCATCTATCAGCATGAGATGTCGCCCGACGCCGACGGGCAGCCGCTCACGGCGTCGTTCACAACCGGTGAATTCTACATCGCCGCGGGCGAGGAATACGCCTTTGTTGATCGTATCATTCCTGATTTCAAATGGGGAACGTTTGCCGGCGCCCAGACGGCGCAGGTGAATATCAGCTTCAACGTCATGGATTATCCCGGCGGGACGCCAACGGTCTATGGGCCGTTCCTGATGACATCGACAACGCAGTTCATTTCGGTGCGTTTCCGAGGTGGGCTGATGTCGATCACGGTGTCGTCGTCCGACGTTGGAAGCTTCTGGAGATTGGGCAAGGTGCGGTATCGCTATGCGCCGTGCGGGAGACGCTGATGCAAGATTATAATGCCGGTATGGTTATGGGCGGCTCCGGCAGCGTCTCTTCTGCCGCCCCGCTCGGCGGAAGCCTGAACGATCTCGTTTCGACCAACAAGGGCGGCGTTCTGAACCTCGCCAACCTGGCGCAGACGGTCGCGACGGCGCTGCCGCCCGAGCTCGCGAACGCTATCATCAACGTCCTAGCGGGGCCGACATCAAGCGCTTCGCCTATTCTGACGGGAATCAACAATCTCGGCACTACGGCGATCTCGGTCATCGGATCGAGTTCGACGCGGTTCGCGATGCTGCTGCACAATCCCGGCGGAACGGCATCGGTCTACGTGTTTCCGACTCCGGCAACGACTGCGCCGACGCTGGCAAGCACGGGGGGCGCTTTTGTGATCTATCCTGGCGGCACGCTGCCGCTGGGGCCGCTGATGTTTGCCAATGTCAATGCAGCATTCTCGGCGTTCGCCGGGACAGGGACCAACAATCCGCTGACGATCTGGGAATTCCTCTGAGATGGAGAATCCCAATTTTGTTGTCCCAACGGCGATTGCGGGCACGAGCGACAACCGCGCGGCATCAACAAAGTTCGTTCAAACAGCCGTAGGAAGCATTAGTACAGCCCTTGTGGTCGGTTCGACTGTCATATCGGGCGGCAGCAACGGCAACCTTCTGTTCGATAATGCGGGAGTGCTGGGTGAAACGACGGCGGGCGCAGCGCTCGTCTCCGTCGTCACCTATTCCAGCACTCAAACCATCACGATTCCAACTGGAGCAACTAAAGCCTTTATCCGGATGTGGGGAGGAACCGGCGGCAGCGGCGGGGTTGCCAGTGCTGGTGGTTCGGGTGGATCGGGAGCAGCCGGGTACCTGGAAAAATATCTTACTGGTTTAACGCCAGGGAATACGCTTGCTTATACACAAGGCGCGGCGGGCGCAGCCGGGGCTGCGACCCCAACAAATGGGGGAAATGGAACAGCTTCTACGCTTGCAAGCGGCAATCAGACCATTACGACGCTGACTGCCAATGGCAGTAATGGAAGTCTGTCAGCCACTAATAACGCTTCTGTTGGAACAGCCGGCGGTACAGCAACTAATGGCGATGTGAATATTACGGGGCAAAATGGATCGGACGGCTTAGCAACAACTGATAATATCGCTGCTAATCCACAAGGTTATGGTGGTCATGCAGGGGATTCATTGTTTGCGCCAGGAGCTAATGGCGTAGGTGGTGCAGTTGCCGGTAAAGCCGGCCGTTCCGGCGGATTAGTCATTTTCTGGTTTACGTGAAGGACTGAAACGTCATGCCACTGCAACACAGTTCAAGCGCCGCTGCTTTCAAAACCAATGTGAAGACTCTCATGGGAGAAGTTGGGAAATCTCCGCACGTTCAATCGCCCAAACAAGCACTCAAGATTGCGTATCGCTTGAAGGGTGAAGGCCGTGCCACGGGCGGCTCCGCCGATACGGCTGATGCAAGCCAGACCGGCAACTCATGGCGCAGGCAGGTCGAGCGCAGCCGCGACCGCAACGACGCTTATGCGCCCCTTCCAAAGAAACAATTCCAGGACCGCGCTCCGCAGATTGACCGCGCCAGCACCTTCGATGAGAGATTCAACGCCGTCAGCGATGTGAAAGGCCGCGCCCTCGGCGGCCTCACGAAGCCTCCACAGCCAAGTTGGATCGTGAAGAACGAAGCCCGTTCCATGCTTCACTCGGGGCCGATCAGCTCGGCAGTGCCGGGACGGACAGACAGGCACAATGTGAGCGTTGGCTCTGGCAGCTATGTGATGCCGGCCGACGCCGTGAGTCATCTCGGCCAAAATAACACAAAAGCCGGCCACGCCATTCTCAACAGCATGTTCGGCGGCGGCGGCCCGTACGGAACGAAGGGAATAGCTCCGAAGCATGGCGCGGGTGCTCCGAAAGCGCCGGCCATGAAACAGATTGCCGGGTTCAAGATCCCGAAGTTCTCAGATAAGGGCGGCGGACGGGGCGAGGGTCACATCGGCCGGCCGGTACCGATCGTCGTTGCCGGCGGGGAATACACCATTCCTCCGGAAGTCGTGGCTGCCATCGGCGGGGGCGACGTCAAGAAGGGCCATGCCCTCTTGGACAAATGGGTATTGAAGCTGCGCCAAGACCACATCAAGACATTGAAGAGGCTTCCAGGACCCGCAAAAGCATGACCGACAAACCCAAAGCTCCCACTGATCCGTGGCAAGTTCCCGTCATCTTCGCCAACACGGTCGCCGGCTCGGGCCATCTGAACGGCGTGGCCAATTTCACCTTTGCGACCGCGCGATGGACGCCGCAGGACGACGGCACGGTTGCTCCCGACATGGCTATATGCGCGAGACTGCGGATGGATTTGATAGCCGTCCAGCAGCTTCGCGATGCCTGCGATACGATCCTGCAACAGAACCTCAAGCCGGCCAACGGGACGACGCATTGATCCGCCGCCATGCAATGATGCTCTGCGCCAATCGGCGGTTCGGCAGTTTTCGGACCCGGTCAATGCTGAACGATTTACTTGATCGTGCCCGCTACGTAAAACAATGGGAACGGAAGCCTTGGGCTTGGGGAATGCCGTGGAATGCAAAGCGAAAACGGCTGAAGTCATTCCGTTGCCGGCGTGGGCCGCATGGAAAGCGCGAGGTTTCAACTTGCTGATCTGGTACGCGAAGCATTTTGGTATCACAGATCAGGATATGTTGGAGGCCAATTGGCTGGCAGACTGGGTCAAGAGACATCATAATCGACTTCGTTATTGTCCGCTGACTTGTCGTTGGATTTGGGTGGACCACAAGTGACGTCCTGCGATCTCCCTCCCGTCCGTATCGCTACGCCCGCCGACGAAGACGAAGTCATGGCGATGTGCCGGGCCCTGCATGACGAGAACGGCCTGTTCCCGCTGAACGAAGACAAGATCCGCGGCTACTTGCGCAAGTGCCACGAACGCAAGGGCACGATCGTCGGCGTCATTGGACCGCGGGGAAAGATCGAAGCGTCAACCTGCCTGCTGATATCCGACATGTACTACACGAACGCCTTGCATTTGGCCGAACTCTGGAATCACGTTGGCAAGGACTATCGCCAGTCTCACAATGCTGAAGCGCTGATCATGTTCGGCAAGAAGTGCTCCGATGAAATCGGCATCCCATTGATAACCGGGATCATCACGAACAATCGCGTCGCTGGGAAAGTCAGGCTCTATCGGCAGGTGCTTGGTTATCCGGCGGGGGCGTTCTTCGTTTATAACGGTCAGTGGATGGACGGCGTAAAGCCTTCCGAGGACGACTTCATGAAGCCTCTTGAATCGCGGGCCGATGAAAAGCGCCGGAAGCGGCATCCGAACTTGAATGGAACGCGCTGATGTGCGGGAAATCACAGACTTCGACCACCAGCAGCGCGCCGAATCCTGAAGCCATGCAGGCCTATCAGGATTTGCTTCAGCGTGCTGGCCAAGTGGCGCAAACTCCCTTCGTTCCATACACTGGAGAGTTTGTGGCTGGGTTGAACCAGCAGCAACAAAATGCCGGCAGCAACATCAACCAGTATGCCGGCTTCGCGCAGCCCTTCATCCAGCAGGCCGCGGGCTACGCCAATCAGGCCGCACAGCCGCTCACAGCGGCGGACATCGCTCGCTACCAGTCCCCGTATACGCAGCAGGTCGTCAATGCGACCCAGGCCCAGTTCAACAATCAGAACCAGCAGCAGCTTGAGAATGTGCGCGGCAACGCAGCGGCACAAGGAGCGCTTGGCGGCGATCGCGAAGCGGTGGCGGAAGCCATTACGTCCGGCCAGCAAAGCCTCGCTCAGGCTCCGACGATCGCTGGTCTATACAATCAGGGCTACAATACCGCACTGAGCACGGCGCAGCAGCAGCAGCAGAATCTGGGGCAAGCCGCGTACTCGCTCGGCAATCTCGGCGTGGCCGGCCAGAATGCGGGCCTCACGGGCGCGAATGCGCAGCTTGGCTACGGCACTCTGGGACAGAGCACCCAGCAGGCCTACGACCAGGCGCTCTACAATCAGTTCCTTGCTCAGCAGGGCTATCCGTTCCAGGCGACGCAGTGGCTCGCCGGCATCGATACGGCGGTCGGCTCGCAGATGGGCGGGACGTCATCGACGACGGGACCGGCGCCAAGTCCATGGTCTTCGATCGGGGGGCTTGCGCTTGCGGGCGCGTCGCTGTTCTCCGACGAACGCCTCAAGGAAGGCGTCCATAAGATCGGAGAAACCAACGACGGTCAGCCGGTCTACCGCTATCGCTACAAGGGCACTCCGCAGTGGCAGATCGGGTTGCTCGCCCAGGACGTCGAGAAGACGCATCCTGAAGCCGTCCACAAGGTTGGCGGCTTCGGGACCGTCGATTACAAGGCAGCGACTGAAGACGCAGTGGAACGCCACAGTGGCGGCCGGATCCCCGGCTTCGCGCTTGGCGGGACGCCCTATGCCGGCGGCTCGACCTATATCCCGACCATGGGCCTCACGATGGGCCAGGGCGCGCCGAAAGCGCCGGGATCATCCGGTTCGAGTCAGCAGCAGATCGACCCGTTCAAGCTTGCATCGTCCTCGCTTGATCTTGGCAAGAAGGTCAAGGGTCTTGGCGGTATCTTCGGCGGCGATGAAACAGGAATGGGAGATCTCGGAGGTCTCGGCGAGCTCGACGAACTTTACGCTTCCGGCGGCGGGGTGCGCGGTTTTGCCGGCGGCGGTCTCGCGGCGGCTCTTGGGCCTGATGATGCCGATGATTCATTCCTCGACCGCTTCGCGGCAGGTTATGACAGCTATCCGTATCGCCGCGCAACGCAGAGCAATTTGGACCGTGCGGAAATGTTCGCGGCGCAGGAAGGCTTGCAGCGTCCGGGCGATGTGCCGTTGGGCGGCCTCAGCCTCGCAGATATCGTCCAGACGGAAGCGCCGGGCTTTGGACGCAGCGATTATTTCGGGAGCGGCCGGACAAACTATGACGACGCGATGCGCCAGTCCGGCGACCGTTATCAGGCTGCCGCCGCGGCGGCAGCGCCGGCCGCCGTCGTCAATCCCAGTGTCGTCAACGGCCAGCCGCAGAACCTGACCGGCGATATCATTCCGCCCGGCGGCACAGGGCGCGCCCCGGACCTGGAAACTGCCGACATCAGGCCTGCTCCTGCCGTCCGCGGCCTCGATGTCTCGGAATACGCGCCCCGCCCCGGAACGGCAGGCGCTCCATCTCTCCCGACGCCAACGAAGAAGGAAACCGAAGAAGCCGCGAAAGAAGCCGGCTTCGGCGGCCTTCTCGACAAGATGAATTTCCTGCATCTCTCACCTGAGATGCGCAAGTCGATGTTGGCCGCAGGCTTCGCCATGATGGCGTCCCGCTCGCCTTATCTCGGCAATGCGATAGGTGAAGGCGGGCTTGCCGGGTTGGGCGCTTATACCGGAATGGAAAAGACGCAAGCCGCAAATGAACTGGCAAAGGCAAGGCTCGCTCAGACAACGAAGACCGAGGAAGACAAGTATACCCGGATGACGCCGTATCAGCAGCAGCATCTGGATTATCTGCGGCAGCATTCAAAGGAATTGCTGGAGTCAGGCAAGTATTCCGCTGTTCCGGCCATGGGAACGAATGATAAAGGCGAACACGTTCCCGGCGCCATCATCTTCAACAACAAGACGGGCGAGCGCGGCGCGTTCGTCGAAGGTATGGGACCAAAGGCGGCGACCGCCGCCGCTGAACCTTCCTTCGATAAGCCGACGCTGACCAAGATGGCCGATCAGTACCTTGCCGGCGACAGGTCGGTTCTGGTCAACCTTGGCCGCGGCGCGCAAGGCGCGACCGATCTCAAGGCGTTGCGCCAGCGCATCGCCGAACGGATGGACGACAAGGGCGTGACGCCTGAACAGCAGGCCGTCAAGATGGCCGAGTTCCAGGGGATGACCGCCGGACAGCGTGCGCTCGGGACACGCACGGCCAACGTCGAGATGGCGGCCAATGAAGCGCGCAATATGATGCCGATCGCCCTTGAAGCGGCGGCGGCCGTCCCGCGCACGCACTGGACGCCGATCAACAAGTTGATTGAGCGCTGGCAGACCGGCATCGAGAGCGACCCAGCGCAGGCGAAGTTCGCCGCTGCCAACTTCTCGCTGGTGAACTCCTATGTCCGCGCCATCGCGCCGACGGGCGTGCCGCCCGAATCCGCCCGTCTTCATGCCTTGCAGATGCTCTCCGGGGCCATGAGCCATGAGTCCTACAAAGCCGTTGTTGCGACCATGGACCAGGAAATGCAGGCGGCGCTTCATTCGCCCGGGCAGGTGATGGACAAGTTCCGGCAAATGTATGGAGGCGGTGGAGGCGGCGCCCATGCGCCTGCGGCGGCCGCTCCTGCTGCGGCTTCCGCCCCGGCCGGTGGCGCTGGCTTTACCGGCCGAACCGCCACCAATCCGCAGACCGGCCAGAAACTGCGCGAAACTTCCTCCGGACAATGGGTGCCCTAACTTCCTCCGGACAATGGGTGCCGTCTCCCGCTTTTGACCCGGCGGGCCGGGTAGGAAAGGCATAAAAGAGGCAAAAAGAACTGTCAATGGCTGACAATCTTCCCGAGGGTTTCCAGATCGATCAGTCGGCCGGCGGCGCTTCCGGCTTGCCGCCAGGCTTCCAGATTGATCAGTCCGCCTCCGGCTCCCCGGCAGATGCGGAATTTCGCAATCTCGCGCAAAGCTGGGGCAACGCTACAGCTACCCCCGACGCCTCCGTCAACACGGAGGCGGACATTGCGCGATCCATTCCGTCCGGCCTCGCTCATGGCGTCGCCGCGATTCCGGGAATGCAGGGCGCTATCTCCAGCCTCCTTAGCCGTCCTGACGCGTACGGCCATCTCGCCCGCAAGCTCGCGGAAGCCTATCCCAACGACTGGACCCGGAAATTCGCCGAAGAGATGGAACAAGCGAAGATCCTGCGGTCCTATAAGACGCCGAACATCACGCCGGAAGCGATCGAGAAGCCGATCGAAGCCGTCACTGGCGAATTCTATAAACCGCAGACGACAGCCGGGAAGTACGCCGGCACGATTGCATCATTTGCTCCTGCGATTGCCGCTGGTCCGGGTAATCTGGCCCAGCGCGCGCTGACGCAGGCGGCGTTGCCGGGCGCTGCCAGCGAAGCGGCGGGCGAGGCGACCGAAGGGACCGAATGGGAGCCGTGGGCGCGGCTCGGCGCGGGCGCGGCGGGGCTTTATGCCGGGAATCGTGCGTTGACGTCGGCGACCCAGCCGAAGCCTCCTGGCGGCGTGCCGAGCCTCGAAGAGCGGGGAACGCCTCCCGTGGGTGGCCCAGCGCAGCCCGGTCCGGCCCCGGGCGGTCCCGCGGGACCGCCCGTCAACATGGCAGCGCTGGAGCGTGACATCACGCAGCCGGGTGTGCCGCCGGTCGGTCCTGTCGCGGTCCCTCGCCCCGAGACGGGCGTAAGCCTCCTTCCCCCCGAAACGCCCCACGTCATCCCGCGCGGCAGCGTCGGCGCCGCCAGCGCAGAAACCGATCCGCTCGCCGGTTACTCCCCGGAAGCCATCGCCCGTGTCCGGGAAATGATGCGCGAGAACGGTCTCGACAACCCGAACAGACTCGAGCAGGCGCTCGGCGACGTATCGTCCCACCATTTCCTGGGTGAAATCGCTCCAGGTCTCGAAAGTGAACTCGGCGGCATCCGGGCGGCGGACAAGGGCGAAGCGCACAACACCATTACCCAGAGCGTCCTGGAGCGTCAGGGCGAAGCGCCGGAGCGTATGAAGTCGGCCTTCGATCGGGCATTTGGCCCGGCTGAAAACATGCCGGCGCTGCAGCGCCAGATCGAGACGGACCGCGCGCGGGCCGCCGATCCGCTGTGGCGGCAATTCGTCGAGACGACCATCCCGCCGACATCAGAACTGCGTGCGCTGATGCCGCGTCTCGATGCGGCCGGCGCGCTGAGGGCTGCCAACAAGGCGATGCGGGAAGAGGGCCTTTCCGCGGAAAATGCTTTCTATACGCGAGAAGCCGGCGAGTTCCCCGGCGAAATCGAAACCAACGTGGAACGGCTTCCCAGCGCGGCGGCATTCCAGTACGCCAAGGAGCATCTCGACGGCCTCATCGAAAAGAGCCTCGCCGAACCGGGCGGCGCAAAAGCGGCGCGTCGTTATACTAAGCTCAAGAACGATCTCATCAACGCCATCGACAATCACCCATCTGACGACGTCCGGGGCGTATGGCAGGTTGCGCGCCGCGTGTGGCAGGAGCCGACCGAACTTCTCGAATCCCAGAAGATCGGCTCTCGTATCCTGACCGATCATATCCATCGCGATGAAATTCCGCAGTTGATGGAAGGGTGGTCAGACGCGAGGAAAGCAAACCTGCTGACTGGGCTGCGGGCCTATCTCGAAAACCTCGCGGTGAGCAAGCGTAGCGCAACCCGCACGTCCGGGCGTCTGCTGGATGCGATCCTTTCGCCTGGCAACAAGCAGAAGCTGCGGACGGTCCTTGGTGACGAGAGGGCTGATGAACTGATTGACGCGGTCGAGCATGAAGACCGTCTCCATGGCGCGCCGACCCGCATCATCTACGGCTCCCCGACGGCCGACCGTACAACCGCAGCAAAGCGCTGGCTGCCCGACGAAGGTGGCTTTGGCGGCGTCACGCTCGGGGACATCGCGCACGGCGTAAAGCATCCGTATAGGACGGTGGCCGGCGCGATCGAGAAGCGCCTCGGCGTCGAATACACGAAACGGCAGGCGGAACAGCTCCAGAAGCTTCGCGATGACGTTTCCCGCATTCTGACGACGCAGGGACCGGAGCGCGACGCTCTCGCCCGCGCGATCGTCGGCGCTCCGGAGCCGGCCGCGGGTGGCTGGTCGACGCCCGGGGCCGCTCCAGTCCCCGGCGGCCCGGGCCCGTTGCCTCCTGGAGCGCCTCCCGCCGCTCCCTCCTTGCGCGCCCGCATGGTAGAGCTTATGGAACGGGAGGGACTCCATCCGGAGAACGCCCATGAACGCGCCGTCATCGAGGGACGCAACGTTGCTGGACAAAACCCGCCCGCCGGACAGCCCGGACCCGCCGGAACCCGACCCGGACAAGCCGCTCAAGTTCCTGAAAACGCCAATGTGGCATCGTCGGGAAGCGTTTCATCTGCGCAAAAAGGGCGATCCGGAATCGATGTATTGGGCGGCCCACCACGAGTACCTGGCGGACCGCATCCAGAAGCACGTCAACGTGGCCCGCATGAAGAAGGGATTCCCCCCGAGGTAGAGCAGGTCCGGCAGACGGCCCGGCCGCATCTGGAGGAAATCAGGCGCCAGCTTGCTGCGCTGGAACAGCCGGCCGCGCAGCCTCCGGCCGCCGTTCAGGGTGCGGTTTTCCGCAACGTTCAGCACAAAGGACTGGTCGAACCTATCCAGTTCATGGCGATGAACGGCAAGGCTGATGCGGAGATTGCCGCATCGCTCGGGCTTTCCGCGCAGGAAGTCGCAGCGGTCAGGCAGCACCTGGGGATTGCCGAAACGCAACCCGCGGCGCCCGCCGCCTCCCGCCTGTCCCGCGTCGCACAGCCTTCGTCAGAAATGGAGGATATGGCGGCGCGCCTGCGTCGTGCGGCTACGACCGAAGGCGGCCTTTCCGGCTATGTCGCCCAGCGTGAGGCGATGGCTGCCGAGGCACGCGCCGCGGCTGAAGCACGCGCCGAGATGCGCTGGCAGGAACAGGCCGAAGCGGCGGGCCGCGTCCCGCAGGGGCACCAGCCGCCCATTCCGGAATGGGCGCGGGAAGGCCGCGCCCCGACTCCCGCGGAAGAACAAGCGCTCCAGGAACAATTGAACAGAGAATGGGAGAAGCGCCCGCGAACGGGGCTTGTTTCGCATTCGCCTCCCAATGTGGTCCCGCGGCCACGGAATAACGAGCCGCTGACACGCAAAGTTACCGGCGCCCGCATCCGCCGCCGCAATCCTTCTGACATCCAGTCTGAGACCTTCTCTCCGGAAGCAGATCAGCGGATATTGGAGGAAGGAGCGAAGCGCGCCGGGTTGAAGCCGGAGCCGCCGCCCGCGCCGGAGCCGCCA